AATTGGATTTTTCTTAAAAAAAGAGAATCAAAGATTAGTAACTTTAGAAAAGATCATACATGAAATTAATTTAACCTTGTCTAAAAACGAAGCTCTGGATTTGGAGCGCTGGGCATCCGCCAACAAAAGGCTAGAAGACCGGCGAGCAGATATTAGAAACCTGTACCAAATGCTTCAAAAGAAAAAAGATCAAGAATAAATTAGAAAAGCTGCGGGTTTCTCATACTATAAGTATATGAGTCCTGAAGATAAAAAAGTAATATCCCACGTAGCATCTAATATTTTAAATACCTTTAATATAGAGCAAATTTTTCAAATTTGCCGTGACTTCGCGTATATTAAAGCTGAAGCTTATTGTGAATCCTTAAGCCCCGAAGACAAGAAGGAGCTAGAGGAAAAAGTAAAAGCCGTTATTGATTCTCAACAGGAAACCCAACCTTCTTGAATTTCATAATCATGGATGTATTTCCATGGTTTATAGTGCGGGTGCAATAAAAGTTGTACTCGAGAAGTTTTTGTTCCACTATTTGGTGGTAAATGCAAGGAAGATTGATAATTAGAATTTGTGGGTCCCCGTTTTCGTCTAGCTTGGCAGGTATAAACTCATAAGCAAACTCCCAGCAAAAATTACTTATCGTTTCCTTCACGGCCAAAATCTTTTACGAGCTCTACTACTATCTCCAGTTTTCCTTCGAGCATTAACTCGGCTGGACTTTTATTATCATGTTCAGGCAACGGTGCATTTAACCAAACAGTGGCTCCATAAACGGTATGATGTTTTGCAATCGCCGTCATTATTTCATATTTCGATGGGCCAGCGTCCCCAAGGGAAAATTCTATTTTTCCTTTATCTTTTATTACTTTAGGTTTTCTAGGCTTTTGGCTCACAAATATATATACACTAATTAATATATTATATACTAAAAGAAGCACAAATCCAATAAAACATGTGTAATTATATCTAATGGCAAAAAAGCCCAAAATTGAGATCCCTCAATTAAAATCTACCTTCAGGGTTAACAATCTAAGGTTAACCGAAAACCAAAAGGTATTTCTATCTCTCGCTCTACAAGAAAAAACTAATATAATGTTTGTGAGCGGTCCGGCGGGATCTACAAAAACCTATATGGCGGTATATTCCGCGCTAAGGCATTTGAGCGCTGATCAAGATCTTGACTTACTATATGTAAGAACTGTCATTGAGAGTGCTGAAAAAGGCCTAGGAGCATTACCCGGAGACATCGAGGACAAATTCAATCCTTACATGATGCCCTTGGAAGATAAGTTAATGGAAATGATGCCCAAGACGAATACTGACAGACGAGACATGCTAGAGAGTGGGCGTATACAAGCAATGCCTATTAACTACTTAAGGGGCGCAAGTTGGAAAGATAAGATAATCGTAGCAGACGAAGCGCAAAACTTCACCTTTAAAGAGTTAACGACTCTAGTTACTAGGCTTGGCGTTAATTGTAAACTGTTTATATGTGGAGATTTTATGCAAAGTGACATTAATGGAAAAACAGGATTTAAGAAAATGTTTAAGCTTTTTGATGATATGGAAAGTCAAAAAAAAGGAATCCACTCATTCTCTTTCACTAAGGAAGATATTATGAGAAGTCCGTTGCAAAAATTCATAATAGGTAAATTAGAGCAGCAATTAGTGTAACATCTCTTAATGATGGAAGGTTTTTATACTTTATTGGCTGCTGCTATTTCGGCGACTGCAACTCTTGCAAGCGTGTGGCTTGGAAGAAAAATCATGTGCAAACGGAAGCGTGATGCGATTGTTGACGAAACTATACAAAACGGTAACGTATATACGGCACTTGAATTTCTAATTGAGGAAGTGGGGGCTGATCGTGCATATGTTATGGAATTTCATAACGGAGCCCATTACTTCTCTGGTCGCGGTCAGCAGAAGTTTAGCTGCACTTATGAAACTGTTAAAAATGGTATTAGTGCCGAATTCGGCAATTCTCAAAATCATCGTATCTCTAATTTCCATCATTATATAAATGAGTTGGTGAACGACGGTCAATTCTCTTATACCAATGTAGATGCCATACCGGATACTGCATTCAAGACTCTTCTTAAAGATAAGGGGGTGTCTGCCATATTTAACGTTCCACTTAAAACCCTTAATGGCAAGGTGATAGGAATACTAGGGGTAGACTATGTGAGGTCCTCTGAACCATTTAAGGAAGACATGCCCCAATTCATGAAAAGTCAGGCGCGAATAGTTGCTGGATACTTGCTTTAAATAAATTAATTGAATTTTTAGTTAAATTAGTGTAGAATAAGTGTATGAACTCTGAATTTTGCATGCAGTGCGGCTCCAAGGTTGAATTTGGCCTACAGGCGCCTAACTTCTGTCCGTCATGTGGATCACCGTTTAATGAAAGCGCTAAAGCGTCTTCTGCTGCTCCAGCAGTAGAAGAAGAGCCCGCAAGTCAAGGCGATTTTGTCCCTAGGCTTTCTAAACTGGAGTACTCCATCGGAGATAACGCTGGACCAGTCACCTTTGGTGATTTGGCAGCACAAGCTCAATCGTCATCGCAGCCTTACGAAAAAGCGCCTGCTAGACCAGCTCCCCCCGCAGTCGAGGGAGAGGATATCTTAAAAGCCACTATTGCCGAATGTTCATCGGCTAGACAGCCAAAGGAACTTGGTGACTAAAAAAAAGTACTCTTATGAGGAAAAATATGAGGTCATTGAGTTAGAATTAAAAAAAAGACAAGGGAAGTGGTTTTTAACTTCCCTCGCATGGATAGATTTTGATGACGTTAAACAGATCATCAGGACACATATTTACAAAAAATGGGATCAGTGGGACCAAGAGCGCCCACTTAAGCCATGGTTGAATCGAATCATTTCGAATCAACTTAAAAATATTCTTCGTAATTATTATAGTAATTTTGCTAAGCCTTGTCTTAGCTGTCCCTTTAATCAAAGCGGGGTAGCGGAAGAAGGGGCTAAAGGACTCTGTGGTTTTACTGCTAGTGGCGAGCAGTGCAGTGAATGCCCCCTTTATGCAAAATGGGAGAAGACCAAAAAAGCTGCTTATGATATAAAAATGCCAGTAGCCCTAGATTCCCACTCCCATACTCTTTATAGTGATCGGTCCTCATCTTTTGAGCTAGAGAGCGCACAAGACAAGCTTAATGCCGAAATGAAACTAGTCTTAAGCGAGAAGAACTATTCTATATACGTAATGCTTTTTATAGAAAACCTAACTGATGAAGAGGTAGCTAAAGAACTCGGTTATCGGACTACGGAAAAAGGAAGAAAAGCGGGGTATAAACAATTAAAAAACCTAAAGAAGCAATTCAAGGAAAAAGCCGAAAGAATATTAAGAACCAAGGACATCTTTTATGGACAAGATAAAATTAACTGACGAGCAACAAAAGTATATTGACGAAAACTATAAGGAGACTCCGAATCTCATAGAGTTAACGAAATCTGTGTTTATGGACACTAATCTCGATGGTAGGTCAAGAGAAGGTCGGGCAGTAAGAGAATATATGGCTGCGAAGGATTACAAGTATAAAACTACAAAACATCCTAAGGTAAAGGGGGTAAACTTAAGCGCTGACAATAAAGAGTTCATTCTAGAAAATGTAGATGGAGGGATGAAAGCCTTTGAGATAGCCACTCTTCTTTTTGAGGACAGAAGGATCACACCATTAAGCAAAGAAACTTTAACTGTAGCAGAATTTATCAGTAAAAACGCTCCTGAGCAAGTTCACCACGCAGATACTGCTCTAGGGGAAAAATATAAACCAGCAAAAGACCTTGGGGCGATCATAGAAAAAGTCAATTCCTGTGCCGACCAAACTCTCTCTACGGAAAAGCTTACCGTACAAGTCAAAAAGGGTCTAGAGACGCTCCTAGGCTTCCTGAAGGCGCCTCGGTTAGTACAGACCATTAATAACTACACTAACCAAAACCATAGAGACTTATTTGAGGCAGAGTTTATTAGGGCAACATGGGATAAGCCTGACCTCACTTCCGACGAAGTGAATCTTTATATTAACGTTTGCATCGACTATGTAAACTTGATGAATATACAAAAAGCGGTGGACAAACTTAACCACATGTTTGAACAGTGCGAAGACCAGCGGGAAATGACTGTAAGATTGGCGGAACTTCTTAAAACGAAGAGCGAGGAGTACAACCAATGTGAAAAGCGTATGGAAAGCCTTATAACTAGATTAAACGGTGACCGAGCCAAAAGAGTTCAAAATAAACATCAACAAAATGCATCTATACTCAGTCTAGTACAATTATTTCAGGAAGAAGAAGAAAGAGAGGTAATGATCAAGATTGCGGAAATGCAAAAGGATTTGGTGCAAGAAGAAGCGGACAACCTCGAATCCATGCCGGACTGGAAGGCTCGAGTTTTGGGGCTTCGGAAAGAGGATGTAATATAATGGGTCCGATATGCAAAGAATGCGGTAAGATCTTTAAAAACGACAATGGCCTGCATCGGCATATCAAAGTTCACCAAATGTCAGTAGCTGAATACTATACTAAACACTACCCTCGAAAGAACAGGCTTACCGGGGATCCCCTACCCTTTAAGAATAAATTTGACTATTTCAATACAGACTTCTCTACCAGAGCACAACTAATCAAATGGTGTTATAAGGAGAACTCTGATAATGTAAATGAATACATACTAAAGCAATTAAAGAATAGAGTAGAACAAAAAGAGTTAAAGTATGCACCTAACCATCTAGAAATAGAAATAAACAAATTACCCCCTATCGATGTATATAAGAGGAATTTCGGGGGTTATGGACAAGCTTGCAAAGAGCTTGGCCTTGAACCAATATATAATAAAGGCATAACAAAAGACTTTTTCCGGAAAAAGAATTCAATAGAAGAAATTCCAATCTATATAGACACTCGTGAGCAGAAACCTCTTTCTTTCAAAAATAGCAAAGAAATGAAGCTAGACTTCGGAGACTACACAATGGGGGGCGATAACTATGCCTATACGTACGTTGACCGCAAAAGCGAGGGTGACTTCAAGGGAACCCTTGGCGGAGGCTTTAAACGCTTCCGTAGGGAGCTCCAAAGGGCAAAGGAGTTTAATTCTTATTTATATGTTGTTACTGAAAGCAGCATAGCGAATATACAGCGCAATAATAATTTTGGCCCGCATAAATCCAATCTTGCTTATTTATGGCATAATATGCGTTTATTAACTCATGAGTTTAAAGGGCATTGCCAGTTTCTTTTTACTGGTAATAGAGGCACTTCCGAATTAATTATTCCTAAGCTTCTTTATTATGGTAAAGAATTATGGAATGTTGATTTGCAATATTTTTTTGATAACTACGGAATAGAATAAAGTTATGACATGGATAGACGGTAAACAACAAGAAAGAAACAAGCACTCTACTGAGGTTAATCAAGAGATCTTAGCAAAGAAGGGTTTTATAGAAGAGCGCGAAGCGAAAATACTTTTATATAAGTTTCTTCGAGCTAATACCACTTTTGCAGTTGATATGCTTAGTGGTGTTAAATTATTTCCTTTTCAACACATGGCCGTTAAGGCCATGCTTGAATCTGATTATTTTATGGGAGTATG